TGCGAATAGAAACTTTAGCACAAGACCATACTATATTACTGAATTTATCGTTCAGTCTGAATATCATTTTACTGAACCATTAGAATCATTTTTAGCATAAAAAAGCAGTTATAATGGTATTGAGGAAACGCCGCAGTAAAAAAAATAAAAGGAAAATAGAGGTGAAGTAAAATGGCTTATAGTCGTGGTGATTCAAAGCAGATTATCGTTGGTGCAGCATCATTGTTCGTGTCAAAGACTGCTCAGTTCGATCCAACAAATGCTAGCCCAGTACTACCAAATTTCGTGGCAGGCACAGCATACCGTGAAACACTTACAACTGCTTCAACAGTTGTTCGTAACGTAGGTTACACAATGAATGGCTTGGAGATTCAGTTCCAACCAGATTTTGGCGAGGTTCAGGTAGATCAACTTCTTGACGTTGCAAAGTTGTACAAGCAGGGAATGCAGGTTAACCTTAACACAGCATTTGCAGAAGCAACACTTGAGAACCTTCTTGTTGCGATTGCTGCTCCAAGTGCCGATCTAGTTGAAAATCAGCAGTATAACAACCCACTAGAAAGAGGATCAGTAAACTACGCAGATGTAATGGAACTTACATCAGGCGCAGTTGGCGAATGCCCAGTTGAGCGTGGACTTATTGCAGTTGGACCTGGTACAGGAGACTGTGCTGTTGGTTCAACAATTGAAAGAATCTATGTTGCCTACCGTGCGCTCTCAATTGAGAACGTTACAGTATCTGCAAAGCGTGATACTCCTTCAATGTTTGAAGTTTCATTCCGTTTGCTTCCAGCAGACAACGGTTCATACGGAAAGATCGTTGACCGTCTCGTACCAACTTCCTGATAAGGAATATAATTTAATAGGCATTGACCCCGTTTCGGCGGGGTCTTTGTCATGCATGATATAATTTGTTTGTTAACCTAAGAAAGGGTAAATATAAATGGCAACGACAGTTTATGAAACAACAGATTTAATTCTAATGGACGGCACAAAAATATCTATGCGTCCATTAAAGATTTCCCTTCTTCGTAAATTCATGAAGAAGTTTGATTCTATCACAGAAGTTGCAGCAAGCAACGATCAGTCTATGGATGTTCTAGTTGATTGTGTTCAGATTGCAATGCAACAGTATTCTGTAGAATTAGGCGAGGATCGTGAAAAACTTGAAGATGTCTTAGACCTTGTTATGGTTTATAAGATCATTGAGGTTGCCTCTGGAATTAAATTGGACGCAGAGGGAAACGAGACAGCGGTGACGGTCCCAGTTGGAAAGAACTAGACTTAGCCGCAATAGAATCTGAAATATTTTTGCTCGGGCATTGGAAAGACTATGAAGAATTAGAAAATAGTCTTTCCATGCCAGAGGTAACGGCAATTCTTACTGCTAAAAGGAATAGTGAGTATGAAGATAGAAAATTCTTTGCAGCAATTCAAGGGGTAGACCTTGAAGAAGGTTCAAGTAAAGGTCAGAAAGAATGGGAAGATATAAAGGCAAGAGTTTATAGTGGTGGCAAGTCATCTGACTCAAACGATATCATCTCGCTTCAAGGACAGAATGCATCCAAAGCGGGGTTTGGAATTGGCGCAGGGCTTGAATATTCAGATATGACAAATGAACCATTGGGAATGTCTCCCTAGTGTATAATTAAATTTAGG